AGGCCTTTTAATAGCCCTAACCACTTGTTACGCATTAGTGCAAATTCGTTGATAATCTTTTCGTAGTCAACGACATCTGCCTCGCCGTCAACGTATTTTTCAACGTCACGACTAGACAGAGCCCGTTGGTAGTTTTCAAGATATTTCTTAAAATATGAGCTACGCAACCTACGTAGCTCAATATTTAAATAGTATAGTATAGCTTCAATCTCTTGTAACTGATTAAAGCGATGTTCAACAATACCGGGCATTTCTGCCGCGGCACGTTCAACATTGCCTTTGAGCTTTACTTCAGAACGAGCGTCAATGAGCTCATTTTCAAAGAAAGCTACTGCTTGAGGTATCTTACCTACATCACGTGAAACTTCGCTATACCAACCCATAAATTAATCCCAGTCTACTTCTTCATCGAGAACATCTTCATTATCAAGATCTAAATAATAATTAATAGCGTGATCTAATGCACCATCATTTCCTAATGCATCTTTAAGTGCTATGTCACTTACGCCATAATCAGCACACAGATCAACATATCGCTCTGCAGCCAGTTCTATATGTTTCTTATCCATATACTCTTTGAACAGCATCCAAACATCTATTACTTGACTTTCGTCCATAACCTACTCCTCTGTTAATTCAAGATTATCTTCTACTATATCTATATCTAGATCATCGTCTTCTAGATTCTCGGTATTTACCACAGTTGCTTCTTTAACTAGATAATCTGACATAACCTTGTCAAGGTTCTCGCCGATCCATTTTTTACGATAATCGAGGATTTCTTCACCATCAAGAGTAGTATATGCAAGTCTATTACCTTGCTTTTTAATGATGTCTTTTGCTTCAAACAATTCAAGTAGTCCACTGTACGGATTCATACCTGTTGAGTAAGGAATCTTTACTTGTACACCTTCAAACGGTTTTGCATAGCGTGTCTTCATAACCTTACAGCCAGCACGGATACCCATAACTTGACTGATCTTGTTACCATCTTCGTCTTCTTTCAACTTCATCTTTTTCATTGCAACAACAATACTTGATGCATAGATAAAGCCTGAGCCACCACTAATCTTATCATCTGGGTCAAACATATCTTGCGATGCATATGTGTGGTTAGTACATACTAGTCCGACGTTCAATGAACCAATCATATTAACTGTGTTACGAACAAGTGATGTTAACTGCTTGGGCTTACGACCCATATCACCTTTCATATCACCTTTGTTAAACTGATCAATATCAGTAGGTGTTAGCAACATACCCAAACTATCAACTACAAACAATACTTTAGGACGATCTTCTTCTTCCATTGTTTTATAGTCTGCAATAAATGTTGACAGTGTTTTAGCAACATCATCAATCATTGACATATTAAGTTTAAGTAGTTTATCTTCTGAAGTGTCTACATTCAATGCGTGTAGCCAACTTTCATCAAGGGCATTCTCTGAGTCAATTAGTACTACAAAGATACCTTGATCTTGTGCTGCCTTTACAATATTACCTGAACAGATATATGATTTACCTGCACCAGATTCACCAGCAAACACAGTTACCTTACCAAGTGGAACACCCTTGTGAAAGTCGCCACTAATAAGATAGTTTAATGCAAAGTTACCTGTGCTGATCCAGTCTTTAGGATCGTTGAAACCACTACTCATTCCTGAGATAGCTTTTGTTAGGTCCTTACGGAACCTTGTTGGATCGAATGATTTATTCGCCATATTATTCTCCTATCTAAAAAGTGCTTCTACTAACGTTTGGAACGTTGACAGGTAAACCTTGAATCTCAGTTACCGGTTTTGTTAGTAGAAGCATTGCTATTGTATTACGACTGGCGTGCTCTGATCATTGCTAAAATGTCATTTGCATCGCCACCAGTTGCCGGTGCTGTTTCAGCTGCCGGAGTTGCTTCTGCTACTGGAGCAGGCGCTGCCTCTGGTGCTGGTGCTGCCGTTGGTGTCGGTGCTGCCGGAGTCGATGCTTTTGGTGTTGCTACTGGATCACCGGTACGTTGTGACATACCTGCTGGGCGGAAATATTGCCCCCAACGATCCATATCAAATGCTTCACCGTCTACTGACGCTTCAAACATTTCTTGCATTACTTTAAGCTCTACTTCGCCTGGCTTCTTAGGAAGGAAATCACCTAGATTAAATAATCCGTGTGTATTTACTGCATTCATTTCAGTATCATTTAACGGACGATCTCTACGTGCCCAGTTGGAAGTTGAATAATCTGCATAACCGCCTTTACTTGTTTTGTTAAGACGGAAGTCAACACCACCAGTATAATCTGTTGGTAATTCTTCCATATCTGGATCCATAAGTGCTGCCTTGATGATCTGGAAAATTTGCGGACCAATAATAAACCTACGAATTGGATTCTCTGGTGTAGTATCCTCTGCTAGTGGATTATCAGTTACAAATCCTTGGAAGATATATGAACGCTTCTTCCAATATTTACGACCCATATCCTCTAATGAAGAGTCTTTAAACCAAGCTCTAACTTCGTTAAGAATGTTACAAGTTTCGCCGTACATTTCCATACAAGGAACTTGTACTTGTACTGGACGTGAGTCCGTTTGTCCTTTAACTCCTGCAAAAGGTAATTTAATTACCAAACGCTCTTGCCAAAAGAAAGTGTTATCAGCGTTACCATCAGGAAGGAAACGTAGAACTGCGTTCTCGCCTTCTTTAATATTCCAAAATGGGTAAATGCTGTTGTCACCGCCGGATTGACGGTTGTTGTTTCCTGCTTCTTGCTCTTTGAGCTTCGCTCGGATTTCTGCTAATGATGCCATAGTTTAATGCCTCCTATAAGTGCCTATGTTGTGCTTTGTAGCTACATTGCTACGTTACTTCTTGTGCCTATAATTTGTAGCACAGTTATTATTATAACATCTCTACAAACTTTGTCAAGTCTTTTTTTAAAGAAAAAGAAATAAAACTTATAACAGGACTATTACAGCCCTGCTAATCTCTTAATATCATTAAACTCTTCGTTCTTTCCTTGGTTTCCAAGTCTTTCGAAGTCGTTTGTACTATAATTATCTTCTGGTGCAAATGCTTCTTCTTCTGCACTCATATCCATTTGTGGTTCAATTTGTTCAAAATCAGGATCTTTAAATTGTTCATACTTTGCACTAATTGCTTCAATAAATCCTTTTGCAGGTGTAATAAATTGCTCACCATAGTCTTTTTCAATTGCTGTTAGTACTGCTGTTTCACCTTTTGGAAACTGTCCTGTTTCTCTATCAAATAACGAAAGGATAAATTCTGTTACAGGAGTTTGTGGTTTCTTTGGCTCTAATTTTGGTTCTGATTGTGGCTTATCTGAAAATTGTCCCATTACATCATCTAATGCATCTGACAATGCATCTTCTGATTCGTTCTTTTTACAGCTACCTTCTTCGCCACGTGCTGTTCCCGGAACTCTTGAATAGCCCTTCCAGCATTTATCGTACTCACTACTGTTGCCGTGTGCTTCTTCAATACTCCAACTTGGGTTACCACAATCTTCACAAACATCGTCTACGCTTTCCATTATATCTGGAATACCGTTGCCGTTTTCGTCTTTCCACCAACTGCCTGTTTCATCGTGTGAATCGTGTGAACAATCACAGTCTGATTTACAGTTATGCATTTGGCATCCGCAATCTTCACAAGTATACTTACTTGCATTAATTTTAGACATCTTTTCGCCTAGCATATCTTCTGGCGTTATTTCTTGTGCTTTGGTAGCTTCGCCTACTAATTTGTAAACAAACGGAAATACATCTTTTAAGTCTTCATTAAATTGTCTAATAGTTAATTCGTCAATCCAGTTTTCAGCAACATCATTTGGCACATCTTCCATCATTGGAACTTCATATGATTCAAACGCTGTTTTGTAATAAGATTCTTTTTGTAGTCCGGCTACAGTCTTTTTAATAGTATCTAGTCTTTCAACAACTGCACCCATATAGCCTGCAAGTCCTTCAGCCATTACGCTTGAGCGATTCATATATGTTTTGAATTTACGTAAATTAGCTAGTTCTTCACTTAGGCCTGTAATATGTTTACCAAAGTCATCGTATGGCTTGCCGCCTTCTGCAACGTGTCTTGCCATTGCTCTAGCACCATTTAAATGTTTGAATGGATATTTAAATCTTTCACCGTCTGTGTTCTCTACATAGATAGCACCAATTTTCTTTGTTCTTCCTGCTGCTAATTCTTGGTTAACACCTTCGGTATGTTTAATTGTTAATCTTGCGTTACCAACATCTTGATAACTTACTTTGCTTGTGCCGTATAATTTAGGCACACTTGTTGACTCGCTCATTGTCTTTTCCTCGCCTTGTTGGTTTGCTAGAAACTTATAATCTCTTTTATCTAAGTTTGATTTAGTAATATCCCTAGTATCAAACTGTAATAGTCTTTTCTTGGCAAATACTCGTAACTCTTTTAAGAAATTATACCAATTTTGCCTAGTTAGTGTATCTTCATTTTCAACAAAACTATTACTATACATTACAGAAAGTTTTTCTTCTGAAATGCTAATGCTTACTTTGCCTACATTTTTTTCGCCTTCTTGATAATCAAAATCAAAGAAGCGGGCGGTAAGTGGATCGTTTGTTACTTTACCTTCGTTATTACCAATAGTAATACTAGGAAAGCGTCCACGTATTTTGTTAAATAGATCTTCTGCTATGTTGTCAAGACTCTTCATAATATTATTTATCAATAATTGCTGCTAATGAATATAGGCATTGGCGGCTCATAATCCTCATCTGTTTCTGCTTGGTTAAAGGAATTATAAATCCTAGGATCCCAATCTTTAAGTACTGCCATCATTCTAATGGCAAGTAATGTAGCACTTACTAAATCGTCTGTCATACCTGACTTTGCTTGAAAACTTGATCCGGTTGCAACATATCCTTTAAGTTCAGATATAAACGGTTTACTGTTAATAATCATTTTATCGTTTTCAATCATAGTCTTTAATCTACTACAAGCGGTTACTTTTGTACTGTGTGTAGTATTAAATCCTTTGCGGAATTTACGAACGTGTCCTTTGCGGATAGGCTCACTGACGAACAAACCCGGAATGTTCTCTTCTCCGTAGTCGTTTATAACGATAAGGGCAGCCTCGCCTAGTCCATTGTTCTCCACGCTCCAATAAATCCCTGTCGGGTTATTTGTTTCCTGCTCTAAGTATCTGCAAATGTCTGCTAATACTCTAATTTGACCAGGAATTGCTGTTTGGTTGTGTTGCCATTCTGCAACTTGTTCATAGCTAGGCAATTCAAATACTTGTATAGCAGCATTGTCTCCACCTGTACCCATACTAGGGTCAAGTGCAATTGCATAGGTAAACTGACTTGTTGGCTTCTTATACCAACGTGTTTGCCCCATATTAAGTACTGGTGCTTTGCCTTCCATTGTTGCAAGTTTAATTGAATTAATAAGTGTTTCATCAAATACTAAGAATTCGCAACCATATTCACGTCTAAACTTTTCTTCGCCAATACGACCAATTTCATCTTCCTTCCACTTTTCATCTCTATCAGGATGTTCGTGCCATTCAGCAACAAATCCGTGAAATCCGTTAGTGCCTAAATCTTGTTCATTGCCGTGTGCATCAAACTTATCTTGTGACAGTTTCCAAATAGTAGCAAATGTATCTTCATCACTGTTAGGTGTGCTTGTAATAATAGCACGACCACCTGTTGCTAGTGTAGGTGATATTGATGTCCAAAACTCTTCTGCGATGTTAGGTTGCACAAATGCAAACTCGTCACAGTATAGTAATGATATACTCATACCACGTCCTGTATTACCTGTTGTAGTCTGTGCTACAATACGTGATCCGTTTTCAAATTCAATACTACCTTTGTTATACGATGTAACACCTGCTCTAATATGGTCTGGACAAGTTTCGTACACATAACGTATGCGTGACATAATCTCTTGAGCACCTGTATATTTGTGTGCTGCAACAAGAATAGTTTGATCTGGGTTGAACATAGCATACCAGGTAAGATAGATACTTGCACAAGTAGTCTTACCCGTTTGTCTAGGCATCATATTAATATTAAAACGATAGCTATGATAACTATCCATTAGACGTAACTGATATTCATATGGATCGAACATAAGTTTACCTTGTACAGGATGTTGTATAAAAGCAAAGTGTTTTGCAAAGTGTAGATAGCCAAGATCAGGGTCCATACAGGACATAAGATCTGCCATCTGTGCTTCGGTATATGTTTCTTGTCTATTGGCCTTTTTAATTAAGACGCCGTCTAGTGATGCTGCCATAGTACTATTTAACCTATTATATCGTTGTAGTAGCCCGTATCGAACCTAAGATCAAACAACTTGCGTTTATCTTGTTGTATTAGTACAGGTACAGGAGATGCATTAGGACCGTTAGTGGGCTCGCTCCATAACCATTCATATGTACCGTCATCAATTTTTTTGTGTAATTTTTTTAATCGTCTACGATTATAGTTTGGGCAAATATAAACAATGGCTTGGTTGTTGCCTAGCGGCTCAATTTCACCAGACCATTGTGTAATTTTTAATTCGCCTTTTTTAAGAGCTGCTCCGCTCCAAGGACATACAGGTTTAATGTGTTGGAAATATTCTTCCCAATTAACCTCTTGA